ACACCGTGCTCTTCAAGAAGCTCGCGGAGCTTGGGTTCGACTGCTGGCTCGACCCGCGTATGACCTGCGCGCACATCGGCACCAAGAAGTTCTACGGTGACATCCAAGCGTTCATCAAGCGCCTAGCCCCTGTGGAGTAATCCATGCTTGAGATCCTCTCCTTCATCACGGGCTTCCTCGGGCCGCTCGTTCCGCAAGTGTTCAAGTGGTTCGAGCGCAAGCAGGAGTACGCGCACGAGCTTGCCCTGATGAAGTTGCGGCTTGAGCAGGGTGCGCAGGAGCACCTGTGGCGCATGGAGCAGATCAGCGCGACAGCAGACATTGCCGAGATGAAGACGCTGCGCACGCCGCAGCAATCGTTCGGGGTGCAACTGCTGGACGCGGCGAAGGAATGGGTGACGGACACTCGCTGGGGCGCGGTGGTGATCGTGCCGGTGTTTTATCTGTTCGCGCTGTTGGACTTCATCCTCGGCATGGTGCGGCCCGTCATCACCTATGCCGCGTTCGGGTTCTACATGGTCTACAAGTGGACTTTGTTTGAGTCGCTCGCCGCCAACACCACCAAGGAAGCCGCGATTCTCGCCACATGGTCCGATCAGGACTGGGCAGTGCTCCTGCTGGTGTTGGGCTACTACTTCGGCCAGCGCACGATGCGGGCGGCGTTCGGCGGCAGCACCCAGAATGACAAGCGTGCGGGGTGATCCTTGGGCCGCTGGTTGCATCTTGCCCGCGACCTCGCGCATGAGTTCGAGGGGCTGCACCGGGTGGGTCAGGATGGCCTGATCTACCCGTACCACGACCCTGTAGGTTTTCCGACACAGGGCTGGGGCAGGCTGCTGAGTCGCAACAAGTGGGAGTCCCTGAGCCGCTATCACCCCATCACGCGGGCCGAGGCGGACGAATGGTGCAACGAGGATCTCGCCAAGCACGCGCGAGCGGTGTGGTCCCTGTGCCCGGTGGAGATGACGCCGGGGATGTTCGCCGCGCTGGTGGACTTCAGTTTCAACGCCGGGCCGGGAAACCTTGAGATCAGCACACTGCGCCGCCGCCTGCTGGCTGGCGACTACGAAGGCGCAGCCGATCAATTCCCACGCTGGGTCTATGCACAAGGGGTAAAATTGCCGGGACTTGTGCGCCGCCGCGCTGCTGAGCGTGCGCTCTTCCTGAAGGAGTAGCCGTGTCCTTGTTCAAAGCCGTTTTCAAAGCCGGCGTCAATCGCGAAAACACGCGGTATACCACTGAAGGCGGCTGGTACGACTGCGACAAAATCCGTTTTCGGCAAGGCACGCCAGAGCAAATTGGCGGGTGGGTGCGCATTTCAGCAAACACGTTCATAGGTATCTGTCGCTCCCTCTGGAACTGGATTACGCTGTCAGCACAGAACCTTATGGGTGTAGGCACAAACCGCAAGTTCTACATCGAGCTTGGCGGAGCGTACAACGACGTTACGCCGATTCGTAGCACGGTTACGCTGACAAACCCTTTCACTGCTACGAACGGCTCTGCTGTAATCAACGTCACGCACACGGACCATGGCGCACTGACTGGCGACTATGTGACGTACATGGGGGCGGGTATTACAGGGCTTGGCGGCAATATAACTGCCAGCGTACTGACCGGCGAATTCGTCATCACCGTCATTAACACCAACTCCTACTCCATCACCGTAGGAGCGACGGCGAATGCAACAGACGCTGCAGGTTCTCCCGGGGGCGGTTCCGTCATTACGCAGTACCAAGTCAACTCAGGTGAAACTGCCGCCAATCCTCTGCTTGGCTGGGGTTCAGGAGGGTGGGGCGCAGCGCCTTGGGGCGGTAGCCCGCCGCTACCCATCAATCCCACTGTTCCGCTACTGCGCATATGGAATCAGCAGAACTTCGGGGAAGACCTGATATACGGTCCTAACGGGGGCGCGTTATACTATTGGGACGCTTCCAAGGGGGTTACCTCTTCTACGATCTTCGTAACTATTGCTTCTCCGGCAGTGGTTACTTTCACGTTTGCGCCTGTCGAAGGCATGGTGGTGTCTTTCACGACTACCGGCGCGCTGCCTACAGGGCTGGCAGTGGGGGCGTACTACTATGTCGTCAACGTATTTGCTTTTACAGCGCAGCTGTCGCTAACGTATAACGGGCCGGCCATCAATACCTCAGGAACGCAGTCTGGCACGCACTCGTTGTCGGCACGAGGCGTTCCTTTGTCGACTATGCCCGGCGCTTCAGACACTCCGCTGTACGCCAACTACGCGCTTGTTTCCGACACAAGCCGTTTTGTGTTTGCGTTCGGCACGAACGAAATCGGTTCCACCGCTATTGACCCGATGCTGGTGCGGTGGTCTGACCAAGAAGACGCCGCTAACTGGACCCCTTCTGCGGTCACACAGGCGGGCTTTACGCGGCTATCAAGCGGCTCGACGTTTGTAGCTGCTGTGCAAACTCGCCAAGAGATCGTCGTCTTTACTGACTCTGCGCTGTACTCGTTTCAGTATGTCGGCCCTCCGTACGTTTGGACAAGCCAGCCGCTGTCGGCCAACATCTCCATCATCAGCACACGCGCGGCGTCGCTAGCCTCCGGCGTAGTCTACTGGATGGGTGTTGACAAGTTCTACATGTACGATGGCCGCGTGCAAACGCTACGCTGCGACCTTCGGCAGTTCATCTACAATGATATCAACTTGGGACAAGCTTCCCAAGTTTTTTCCAGCACAAACGAAGGCTTTAACGAGGTGTGGTGGTTCTACTGCACAGCCAACAGCACAACGGTAGATCGCTACGTCGTTTATAACTACGGCGAAGACGTGTGGTACTACGGCTCGATGGCACGCACGGCGTGGATCGATTCCGCGCTGCGCAATAACCCGCAAGCCGCGACGTATCTGAACAACCTTGTGGCGCATGAATCGGGCACGGACGATAACGCCACCGGGACGCCAGCAGCAATCGAATCCTACATCCAGTCCTCTGAGTTCGACATCGGCGACGGACACAATTTCGGCTACATCTGGCGGGTGCTGCCTGATATAACTTTTAGGGGCTCTTCGTCGGCTGCGCCGACTGCTAACTTCACGCTGTTGACGTTGAAAAACGCAGGCTCTGGCTACACAACGCCGGCTTCGCAGGGTGGGACAAACAGCGCGAACGTGGTGCGTACGGCAACCGTACCGGTAGAGGCGTTTACAGGCCAAGTGTACACGCGCGTGCGTGGCAGGCAGATAGCACTTAAAGTATCTAGCGCACAAGTGGGCACAACTTGGCAGTTAGGCGCGCCGCGTCTCGACATTAGACCGGATGGGAGAAAGTAATGGCGCAGCTGATCCCGCCCCGCGCCCCTAACCTACCACTAGCGCCAAAAGAATACGACTCGGGGCACCAAGAAAAGCTCACAAATGCGCTGCGACTGTACTTCCGGCAGCTTGACAGCGCGCTTACGCAGCTGCTCAGGGGTTTTAACAACTACGGTACTTTCTACAGCACCACCACGCAGACGAACCCGGTAACGTCCGCAGTAAACCTTGTGACGTATGACACTACTGCAGAGGCATTCGGGGTAAGTGTAGACGCAATCAACCCGTCGAGGCTTGAGGTAACGATGGCCGGCGTTTACAACTTTCAGTTCTCTGCGCAGCTAGACCACACAGGCGGCGGTAAAGCGGCGTTCTACTTCTGGTTTAGGATAAACGGCACTGACGTGCCCGACAGCGCTACCAAGATGGTCTTGGCCGGAGCAACTGATGAAGTGGTAGCGGCATGGAACTACCTCGTGTCTTTGAGCGCGGGTGACTACTTTGAACTTGTGTGGAGTTCTCCCGATTCCGGCGCTAGAATACTCGCAGAGCCTGCGGCAGCGCCCATCCCCGCCATTCCGTCCGTCATCATGACGGCTACCTACGCCTATCCGGCGGACAATTGAGGTACGCATGAGCCTTGCGAATCTTGCTCAGGAAATCGCCCATAAAGGCCGTCACGGGGACTCCACCCTTGTGCATATGACTCCCGGCGAAGTAGCCGGTCTTGCCGCTATTGCTCGTGCGCATGGAGGGGAGCTTACGGTCAACCCCGAGACAGGTCTGCCTGAGGCAAATTTCCTCAAGAAGATCCTGCCGGCACTTGCCGGTGCAGCGGTAAGCAGCGTCACGGGATGGAACCCTTTTGCGTCCAGTCTGCTGATCGGCAGCGCCACGGGGCTGGCCTCTGGCAGTCTCAGCAAGGGCCTCGCGGCGGGACTCGGGGCCTACAGCGGTGCCAGTCTGGCGGGTGGGCTGACAGACCTTGGCGCGCAGGCATTGGCTAATCAGGCGGCATCGGTGCCCTACGCGGCCAATCTGCCGCCCGGAGAAGTGTTCAGCGCAAGTGCTGCGCCGTCTGCATTTGACAAGATTGGGGCTGGGTTTGGTCGACTGACCGAGAAGGGCGGACCGCAGGCGTTTGTCGACGCCATGGGGGGCAGCAAGGGGCTGATGCAGGCAGGGCTGGCGGGGTTGGCTGGCGCGTCTATGATGGAGCCGCAAAAGACGGTACCGACGGTCACTAAGCAGCCGTCGTTGATTCGCCCAATGGTCATGCAGCGGCAGCAGCGGCCTTGGCAAGAAGCGCAGCAGATGGGCGGACAGTACTTCGATGACCGCCTTACGCCGTTGACGCCGTATGAGGCGGCGGGCGGTGGTGTTGTGCCGCCCCCGTCAGGAGAAGCTGTTCACTTGTACGCGGACGGCGGGTCGGTGGCAGGGAGTGCCACGCCTGCTGCAGCGCCTTTCTCGTCTCAGCAGATCGCAGACTACTACAAGCAGTTTGTTACGCAAGGCGGGATGTCAGAAGCTGACTTTGTCAGCGGGGCGCGCAACTTTGGCGTCACTGATGCGCAGCTTATGAGCGCGCGCAATTTGCTCCTTGGGGTGCCTGAGAACACTTCGTGGGCTGCTGCTAACCAGATGGTTGCCCCGCCTCCGCAACAGCCGATGGGCGGGTATGGCGCTGACGCAGGCGCGATCAATCTTGCTGGTATGCCCGGTGCTAACGCTGGGCCTCCGGCTGCGGGTGTTGGCTCGATCAATCTTGCGGGTATGCCCGGTGCTGACGCTGGGCCTCCGGCTTCGTTTGCACCGGCTGCGGCGCAGCAGCCGCTTGGGGGCCCGCCGTCGCCGGCTGGAGGCACTGCGCCCAACAGCATCAGCACCCCGCCGCCTCCGCAGCAGCCGCTTGGGGGCCCGCCGTCGCCGGCTGGAGGCACTGCGCCCAACATCATCAGCACTCCGCCGCCTCCGCAGCAACCTACGCGTTCGCGCCCGACTACAACGCGTCTGCCCGGTCTTGGCCTGACGCCGGAACAACTGGCGACTCAATACCAGATGTACGTCGCTTCTGGACGAAAAACAGAAGACGAGTTCATGTCCAACTTCAACATCGATCCGATGGCGTTGGCAGATCTCAAGCAGACTATGGTTAACCAGTCGCCGGCACAAGCGATAGCTGCGGCGCAGCCAACCGTCAATGAGGCGGTCGCTCCTGTTTCTGTTGCAGCGGCTCCAGCACAGCGTACGTTTACTCCCCAAGAAATCGCTGGGTACTACGAAGATTTTGTTGTCAAACAGGGGATGTCCGACGCAGACTTTATCAAGTCTGCTCGCGACTTCGGCGTCACTGACGATCAACTTCTTCAAGCGCGTGATGTCTTTTTGGCGTCCAAGCAGCCCCCTGCGCAGCCTGCGGCAAGCGTGGCCGCGCCTGCTAGTAGGGCAGGAGAGGCGCTTAATATGCGCAACCTGTCTGCCATGCAGCCGGATGACGCACTTGGCTACTTGCGGCAAATTACGCCGCAGCAGCTGCAGATTGAACAATCTGCGCCCGTGTACGAATCCGAGTACGGAGGGCGTACTTTCTACTCTGCGCCGGGAGGTGTGCCTTCAATCGGCAATCAGCTTACGCCTATTTACTCAGGTGGAGCAGGCGAGGGGGAATCGCCGACACTTACGGGGTTTGAACGGCAGATCACGCCCACTTTCGATCCAAGCTACGAAGGGGGTAGATACGGCGGCTACCACGCGGTATACGATACTTCCGGCAAACTGAAAGATGTTGTGTTTCGCCCAGAAGAACGTAGCGGCGGTTGGCTCGCAGAGAACATTGAGACTATCGCGCCTGCAGTAATAGGTGCGCTGGCGGGCCCAGGAGCCGCTGCCTTGCTTGGCGGGGGGACGGCTACAGCAGGTTCTAGTGCGCTTGCGGGCGCGCTTATGGGCGGAACCTACGGCGCAGGTAGTGCCGCAGTCAATGACCAGAACGTACTTAAAGGGGCCGTTACCGGGGCGCTTACCGGGGCCGCATCTGGCGCGCTGCCGTATCTGTTTGATGGGGCGACTGCGGCGCCTATCGACGCCGAGCTTGGGTTCTCTAACTACAACGGCACAGGTGCTATCGGGTCTACGGGCATTGTCAGCGATCTTGACGAACTTGCGCAGATCCTGCCGGAAGGCGGAGTAAGCGCGGGCACCACGCCCTCTTTCACCACTGATCAGATTGTCGACGCTTACGAAGAGTTTGTTGGTCGGGGAGGAATGTCAGAAGCTGATTTTATTCAAGAAGCGTATAAGTACGGCGTAACCGATGAGCAGCTTCTGAATGCCCGACAGCAGCTGCTGCAAGACATGGGGCTCGATACGACGAGTACGGCAGCAACGGGGCAAGGCGCTGTGAGCGCCGGAGATATTTCCGACGACATTCTTAGCTCAGCAATTGACCAACTTGAAGGCGGTATGTCGTATGACGACTATGTCAGGCTTGTGGACGAAATCACAGGTACTGGCACGGGCACGGGGGGCGTAGACCTGTCCGAAGCCGACATCACCGACGCAGAGGTTGCTCAGACCGGCGGTAGGGGCGATGTCCTCGATGACCTGTCCGAAGCCGACATCACCGACGCAGAGGTTGCTCAGACCGGCGGTAGGGGCGATGTCCTCGATGACCTGTCCGAAGCTGACATCACCGACGCAGAGGTTGCGAATACGCTAGGTAGAGACATTGCCGATGATTTGTCCGATGACGCTGTTAAAGCCGCCATTGATCAAATGGAAGGCGGTATGTCATATGACGACTATGTCCGGCTTGTTGACGAGATCACAGGTACCGGCGCAGGCACGGGGGGCGTAGACCTGTCCGAAGCTGACATCACCGACGCAGAGCTTACGGACACGCTCGGTAAAGACGTTGTCGATGATCTGTCCGAAGCTGACATCACCGACGCAGAGCTTACGGACACGCTAGGTAAAGATGTTGTCGATGACCTGTCCGAAGCGGACATTACCGACGCAGAGCTTACGGACACGCTAGGTAAAGATGTTGTCGATGACCTGTCCGAAGCGGACATTACCGACGCAGAGGTTGCTCAGACCGGCGCTGAAAGCGATTTGGGCGATACCCGTGATGACATTGCCGACAGCGGCGGCACCAGCGGTGATGTACTTGACCGCGATTTGGGCGATGCTTTTGATAAAGACGTTGAAGATGTATCCGATGACGCTGTTAAAGCCGCCATTGATCAAATGGAAGGCGGTACGTCGTATGACGACTATGTGCGGCTTGTGGACGAAATCACAGGCACTGGCGCAAGCACAGGCGCGAGCACAGGTACCAGCACTGGTACTGGCGGCGGCTTAGGCGCTTTGGCCGACACGGTCAAAAACATCGTAACGAACAACCCGACAGCCACCGCGCTAGGCATTGCAGCGCTTACAGGCGCGGTCAGCGGCGGCACGCAGCAAACGACCGGGACTAGCGGAGGCACTACGCAAAACATCCCGCGTTACACTTCTCCGCGCGTGTTCGGCAATGTTCAAGGGGGTGCGGGCCAAGGCAGTGTAAGTGGTGGCGTCGGGGGTGGCGGAGGTGGCGGCTACGCGGACGACAGCGGCAAAACGCAGTCGCAAATTGCGTACGAATACCTAATGGGTATGCGTCCGTCTTCTCGCGCGTACCGTGGCGCGCCTGTTCAGCAAGCCCCTGCTAGACCGGCGGCTGTTCAGCAAGCTCCTGCGCAACAAGTTTCTGCGCAGCAAGCTTCTGCGCAGCAAGCTCCTGCGCGCTCGTATAGTACGCAGGAGATCATGAACGCCTACAAGGACTTTGTAGGCAATCAGGGCATGACCGAAGAAACCTTCGTATCTGAAGCGCGTCGTTTGGGCATCACCGATGAAGAGCTTATGGCTGCGCGTGGGCAGCTACTGCAAGAAATGCAAGCTCCTGCGCAGCAAACCCCAGCGCGCTCGTATAGCACGCAAGAGATCATGAACGCCTACAAGGACTTTGTAGGCAATCAGGGCATGACCGAAGAAACCTTCGTGTCTGAAGCGCGTCGTTTGGGCATCACCGATGAAGAGCTTATGGCTGCGCGAGAACAACTGCTCCGCGAAATGCAGGCGGCGCCCATGGCGGCAGGAGGCATTGCAGCACTTGCTGCCGGCGGACGTATGGCTGAGGGGCATCTAGGGAGCTACTCCGACGGAGGGCGTCTGCTGCGTGGGCCCGGGGACGGCGTTTCCGACTCCATTCCTGCTAGCATCGGCGGTAAGCACCCGGCGCGTCTGGCTGACGGTGAGTTTGTCATCCCCGCGCGTATCGTTTCGGAGCTTGGTAACGGGTCCACAGAAGCAGGCGCCCGCCAGCTTTACGCAATGATGGATCGTATTCAGAAGCGTCGAGGCAAGACTGTAGGCAAAAATGCCGTAGCAGTTGACTCCAAGGCACGTAAGTTCCTCCCCGCTTGAGGTGAAAAATGGCTGACGCAACTTCTTCTGTTGTTGAACAAACTAACATCCCCTCGTACGCGAGGCCGTATGTGGAAGAAATGCTCGGCGCAGCTGCTGGGCAGGTCTTTCAATACGCTACGGATGCGCAAGGTAATGTGCAAACAGACGCTGAAGGGCGTCCTGTCATTACCGGTTTCCAACCGCAGCAGTCTTACGGCGGGGAACGGTTTGCGCAATTTACGCCACTGCAGCTGCAGGCGTTTCAGGCGGCGCAGGGGCTCGGTCCTTCGGCAAACCTGCAAGATGCGACTAGCATGGCTAAGCAAGCCGGTCTCGGCGCGCTAGGCCACAGCTATACGCCTTTTTCTTTCACAGCGGACAATGTTGCGTCTGACGCGTTCAATGCTGAACGTGCTCAACAATACATGAGTCCGTACATGCAAGGCGTTGTAGACGTACAGCAACGCGAGGCGCAGCGCCAAGCAGACATCGCGCGCAATCAACTCAAGGCGCAGGCTACCCGTGCGGGCGCTTTTGGCGGTGCGCGGCAAGGCGTGATGGAGGCGGAAGCCAATCGCAATCTCGCGCTGCAGCTTGGCGATATTCAAGCTACGGGGCTGCAAGCCGCGTATCAGCAGGCACAGGCGCAGTTTAATGCCGACCAGCAACGTCGCATGCAGGCTGCTACGTCTAACCAGATGGCCGGTCTGCAGGCGCAGCAGCTTGGAGAGCAGTCTCGCCAGTTTGGTACAGGCCTTGGCATGCAAGCGCGGGGTCTTGGTTTGCAGGCGGCAGGCACGCTCGCTAATCTAGGCCAGACGGAGTTCGGACAGCAGACTGGCGCAATCGGGCTACAAAACCAGCTAGGCGGTCAACAACAGCAGCAAGTGCAAAATATTCTTGGCCAACAATACCAAGAGTTCGTTGAGCAAAAAGAAAACCCGTACACGCGCTTGGGCTTTATGTCTAACATGCTGCGCGGACTCCCCCTAGCGCAGACTACGCAACAAGCAACGCCTGCTCAGCCCAGTGCGCTTAACCAGATCATCGGCTTGGGTACTGCTGCCGCAGGCATCGGCAAGCTGTTTGCGCAGGGGGGTGCGGTCAACGATAAAGGCAACTCGGGTCTGTACGAGCTTATGTTGTCGCAAGTGCAAGGAGTTCGGTGATGAGTATTGCACAGTTTGAGAAACGACTTGAAGGCATGCCTACGCCGTACCTGATGCAGTACGCGCAGCAGGACCAAGGACCGGAAGGCGCTATTGCGCTGATGTTGCTTAAAGAGCGCAAAAGGCTACAACTTGCGAATGCGCCAAAAGCTGCACCTGATGCGCCGACTGTGCGCGAGCGAGAGCTTGCGCAGCTGGCAGGGGCCGGCATTGCACAAGCAGCGCCAAGCAACGTAGCCGCTATGGCTGGCGGAGGGCTTGCATCGCTTGTGCAGGACGATGTGCCGCGATACAACGGATCGGAAGAGCAGCTGGTGCGCGAATGGCAGACTTTGCCGTCCGAGCGTGGCGGTGCCGCCAGCAGTATGGGCGAGTTTCTTACCGGCATGTTCTCGCGCAATGACCGAAAAATCGACCCTGATACAGGACAACCGATCAGTTTTGCGGAGTTCCGCCGCAAGCGCGAACAAGTAGGCGCCGCGCCAGACGCTTATGGTCCGACATCTGGATGGGCCAGAGACCGGCTACAGACACCAGCTGCGGGGGCTGGCGCAAGGAAGGGTCAAGCGAAGCCTACCGGACCTCGCGCTACCCCCGCTGCACCGCCTGTCGCACCGCCTGTCGCACCGCCCGCTGCACAAGCGCCTGACTATACCGCGCAGTTTCGTGGGATTCTGGGCAAGATGGAAGACCCGCTTGCTGCAGAACGCAACGAGCAGTTTGGGCTTGAGGCAGCTGCGGCGGAAAGCGCGCGTAGGGCGCGAGAGTCAGCGGCTGAGCAAGGGAGCGCGCTATTGAAGAGTCGAGGCGCGCGCCTTGATCGGCAGGAGCAAGATCTTGCCAAAGAGCGTAACAGCAACATCGCTTTCTCGCTGATCGAGGCCGGCGCTACCATTGCCGCCACGCCCGGGCCCATGATGGCAGCTATTGCCAGCGGCCTTCGTGTGGGCGGTAGACAGTACCAAGCTGGACTTATCGAACTGCGTAAGTCTCAGCAGCTTATCAGTGCGGCACGCGAACGTTTGGAAGATGCTCAACTTGGCAATGATCGTGAAAAAGCGATGGCTGGTGTAGATGCGCAGCGCATGGTTGCTGAGGCAAATGCGCGCAGGCTGGCCGGTATTCAGCGCGTGTACGACGTAAACGCGCAGACCGCCAAAGCCATTCTTGAGCAACAAGCGCTGGATGCGCGACAGACCACGAAGCTGTCTGCGGAAGAAAGGATGCAGGCGACAAATCTTGCCGCGCAGGAAAGAATGTCGACAAAGAGCGACGCTGCGAGAATTCAAGCAGCACAGATTGCGGCAGAAGCTGGCGCCGAAGGTCGAGCGTTGCGTGATAGACTTGCCGAGTCAGGGCAAGTAGCCAGAATGCGAGAAAAGCTTCTGGAAGAGTGGAACAAGAGTGCGGAGATTATTCGTCGGCGGTACCCCAACGTGAAGTCGTTTGAGGACTTCTTGATGCTTAACGGCGTCCCCTCGCTTGGTGCAGCGGCGGGCACTCCGGGGTTAAACTTCGAGGGCGCTTACAAACCGCCCAAGTAAGGACACATCTCCATGCAGACCTACGAAGTCAAAGGCCCGGACGGACGCATCTATCGCTTCTCTGGGCCGGAAGGCGTTCCGCAGGCGGAGCTTGAGGCGGCAGCACGCAGGGAGTATCTGCGGCAACCCGCGCCTGACAAGTCGAAAGAGGGCTTTGCTGCTGCCGCCAAAGCGGGCACGCAGCGGCTGCTTGGGGAAGCGGCGCTCACCGCCGGCAAAGCGGGGTTCATCGAGCCTGAGCGCGCTGAGCAGATCTACGCGGCGCAGCAGCAACGTGCGGGAGAGATGTTTCAGCCCACTGAGGCATCGTGGTTTGAGTCCCCGCTGTTGAAGCTTCGCGAGCTTGCCGGGGGGTCTGTGCCCTACATGCTTGCACCGCTGGCGGTGGGTGGTGCGGGGGCGTTGGCTGCAACAGGCGTGGGTGCGCCTGCAGCGGCGGGGCTTGCTGCGCTTGGTGGTGCAGGACTCACGTCCCTTACACAGTTCACCGGCAGCAACCTCGCGCGCAACGTCGAGGAAGGCAAGCGTCTGGCGGAGACCAGCGGCACCGCCGCTGTTGCCGCTGCTATACCGCAAGCGGCGCTCGATATCGTGTCCATGCGCATGATCCCGGGGATTGGGCGCATCTTTGGGCGCGCAGGGGTCGACATCAGCGAAGAGACTGCGCAGCGTATTGCACAGCAAACGCTGCGTCAACGCGCTACAGACTACGCTAAGGCCACCGGCAAGACTATGGGGGTCGAGGGTGCCACAGAGTCTGGACAGCAGCTGCTGGAACGTTTGCAGGCTGGTCTAAGTATTACTGATGAAGACGCGCGCAAAGAGTACTTTGAGAGCTTCGTTGGCGGTGCAGTGCTGGGTGGTGCTATTGCGCCGTTTGGTACAGCGTTGGAGCGTGGCCGTGCGGTGCGTGAAGGCACGCGCATGGGTGAGGAGCGGCTGAAGACTGGGCTGGAGATGGGCCCGCCGGAGCCGGCCACGCCGCAGTGGACGATGCCTGCGGAGGAAGGCCCGCCCGAGTACGTCTCGGGTATGCAGGGCCCCCCGACTTGGGTCAAAGGGCTGGAGCCTTCGGAGCCGCTGCCGCCGAAGCTGGGGTACACGGAGAGCCCTGAGCAACGTCGTTCGCGCGTTGAGCAGGGGATTGCGGACATCGAGGCAGAACTCCAAGCGCGTGCGCAGGGTACGGAGCCCCTGACGCCGGAGCAGATCATCGCGCTCGATGCTCAGATGGAGCCCAAACGGCAGCAGCTGGAAGCGCTCAAGCAAGAGCTTGCCGACATTGGTCCGCCCCCGCCGGCTCCGCCGTCCGTGTCTTCGCTGCAACAGCAGGAAAAGAAGCTGCTCAAGGAGATGGAGGCCGCACGCGGGCGCGGTGACCTGTCGCTGCAGGCAAGGCTTGCGCGCAGGCTTGTCGAGGTGCGCCGGCTGATGGGGCAGGCCCCGACTGAAGAGGCGATGCCGCAGGCCACGGCAGAGATCCCGACGCCCGAGGTGCCGGCAGCTGAAGCACCCCAAGCGGCCCCTGACCTCTACTCGCAGGCGGTCGAGGCGGTGCAGGCAGCGGGCAAGCCCACGGTCAGCACCATCCAGCAAGCGCTGGGAATCGGCTACAAGCCCGCCGCCAAGCTGCTCAAGCAGATGGAGGAAGAAGGCGTTGTCACGCCCCCACAGGCCAACGGTCGGCGCGCGCTTGTTGCGCAGCCGCAGGCTGAGACGCCTGCGCAGCCGCAGACTGAGCCGCCTGCCGCACCTGAAGCCACTGAGGCCCTTCCTGAGCCCACCAAAGGCGCGGTGAAGCCCACCGAGTTGACTGAAGAGGCCGTTGCGCCGACCAAGCCCGCTGAGGCTGCAGCGCCTGCACCCGCGCCTGCACTGACCGTGGAGCCGGTTGTCGAGCCGGTTGCCGAGGAAGAAGAGGCACCGCTGCCTGAGTTCAAGCAGTGGCCTCCGAGACAAGAGCAGCCGGCAGAAGGCGCCGCTCCTGCTGCGCCCGAGTACTGGGGTCCGCCGAAGCTCACACCGGCTCGCGCAAAACGAACCGATGAGTACGAGCGCAACCTTATGGGTGCGCTGCGCCGGCTGGTCGGCTACTTCGAGCCCAAGAAGGTCGTCAATCCGGAGACACAGGAGATCGAGCTATCGCGCCCGGAGCCTACCGAGACGCAAGTCGAAGCAATCGCGGAACTGCTTACCAGAGGCTTGGAGCGCGGTGGTCTGCGGGCCGAGGCCGAGCGCGAAACGCGGGCCAAAGGCATGGCGGGGCCACCCCCGCGCATGCGCGGCGTCAACATCGACGAGGTACGGGATCTCGTCAACGACATCGCCAAGAGCCCCGAGCAACGCCAAGCGGTGCGGGAGGCACTGCGCGACCCGGCAGGGTCCGATTTCTTCGACATGCTCAGCAAACGGCTGCTGACGCGCCAGCGGCGCGAGTTCCCCGTGCGCAAGCCCACGCCGGCCAAGCCGGCGGTTGAGGCACCTGTACAGCAGCTGTCGAAGCTGTATCAGCAGGCTGCGCAGCGCAAGCTGGACAAAGAAGATCAGGAGCGCTTGCAGAAGCTGCGTCCGCTGATGCCGCGTATTGCGCAGCGCGGTGCCGAGGTCAAGACCCGTCAGCCGGTCGTTGACTGGTTGGAAGCGGTGAGCGCAGGCAAGGCCACGCCGGAACAGCGTGAGGCGCTAGATACGTTCATCCGCGACTTCGATGAGCTTGAGCGGCGTACAGCTTTGGAAAAGGCGCAGCGTGCGCAGCGGCAAGCCGAGCTTGACGCCAAACTGAAAGCCATCGAAGTCGAGGTGGAGAAAGCGGTAGCGCCGGCCAAAGCCCGCGTCGACGCCATTCGTGAAGCCATCAGCAAGCTGGAGCAAGCCACTGCGCTGGAAGCAGGTGCAAGCAACCGCAAGCGTAATGAGGCGCTAACGGGCCTCACCAAAGCAGAGAAAGAGCTTGAAACGCTGCGCAACGAACTCAGCGCGAAGTTCAGCAAGGAGTTTGGCGACGTTGTCGAGAAGGCCAACAGGCCCATCCTGAGTGGTGCCCGGGCGCAGTTCACGGCGGATTACTCCGCAGCGCAGCGACTCATCCTGATGTTCGAGCGCGGTGTGGAAAAGGCGGAGAAGCTCAGCATCGAAGGTGGCAATGCGCTGCAAGCTGAAGCCATTCGTCGGCTTCGAGACACCCTGTCGGAGTTTCGACAGGCGTACGAAAGTGACGACACTTCGTCGGAGAAGCGCGAAGAAGCGGCGCAATCGCTGGAGAACTCGTTCGCTGCCGTCAAGCAACTTAGCCTGCCGGCGCAGCGGTTCAAGCTGACGCAGCGCTTCAACGAGATGATGGAGTTCACCAAAGGGGCCATCGACCGCTACGCCGAGCGCATGGAGCGTGTTGCGTCTGTACAACAGACGCTGCGAGACATCAACGCCGCGCGACTCATGGCGCTGTCCACCAAGCACGCCGTCACCAAAGCGGACGGGGACGTGGATCGGCTGCTGGCGCTCGAAGCCGACATCAACCGTGACACGCAAGCCGCTGCACTGGCGGAGCAAGAGCTTGCCGCGATTGCTGTGCAGTTCAAAGAGAAGAAGTCCGAGCTTCGGCAGGCACTCGGCGAGCTTCGCGCGCAGAAAGAGAAAGCTGTCGAGAAGCTGACGGGCAAGCGCCCGGGCGCGCCCGCACTTGTCTCCAACCAAGTAGGCAAGGCGCTCATTCAGCTGGACGAGGATTTGCTGCTGGCTATCGACCCTGTGCGCAGTTTCAAGCGCATGAAGCGCGGTGAAGCTCTCAAGCAGGAAGAAGCTCAGGCGCGTGTCGCACTTGCTTCGCCGGGTCTTGCTTCGGAGGACCGCAAGAACCTCGAAAAAGAGCTTGCATGGGTGCAGAAGGCGCTTGCGGAAGACATGGCCCAAGCCGACGACGAAGTGTTCGTCACTGAGCGCGGTGTTGTACGGCTCTTGATGGGTGTCGGATCTCCGCAAGCCATTGCGCGTCTTGAGCAGCGCTACGGCAAGGAAGCGCGTGAAGCAGAACAGCGCGCGCTCAGGGCCGTGTACGGCGACATGTACGGTTCCGACAACAGGCTTGTTCAACGGCGAATCATTGAGTTTGAGCGGGGGCTTACCAAGAAGCAACAAGAGTACGTTGCGGCGCTAGAAGAGCGGTATGCGCATTTGATGGCGCAGAAGCTGGAAAAGGGCGCAGTGTCGGTGGAAGAACTTGAGCAGTTGCGCGCAAAGGCCAAAGAAAGGCTGAAAGCCTACGAAGAAAAAGCGAAGACGCGTGCCGAAGAAGTCGCCAACGCCTACGCCAAGATGGTCGAAGATCGAGGCAAAGTCGAAGACGCGTTGACGGCACTTACCGACAAACTGAACGCCAAGCGCGATCCTCTCATCGCTGCCAAAGATGCGCTAATCAAAGAGAAAGCGCGTGTGCAGCTGCTTACCGGCGCTGAACTGGCTCCGCTTGTTCGCAAGAACACCAATCCTGATACGCCGCGTGAGCAGCTGTTGGCGCAAGTCAACGCCAAGCTCGACAAACAGATTGCGGATAAAGAAGCCGCGATTGTCGCTGCAGAGCAAAAATTTGCCACTAAGCACGATGCGCTTGTTAAAAAGCTAGCCAATATCAACAGCAACTTCGAGCAAGAGCGTGGCGTCCGCACGACTTTCATCAACGAAGACACTCGCACAAAAAGAGAGCAGTCGCTGCTCAGTCGTGAAGCGCAGATGCGCAAAGACCACGAACAGGTCATGCGCGGCCAGACTGAACTGGCTATGCTTATCACGCACAAAACGGTCGACCGTATTGCGGCAAGGCAACGCAAGCGGCGTGTGACTACGCCGCTCATGCGCAACCTGTCTATGCTGGCTCAGTACTACGGGCGCAGCGCCAGTGGTGCAAATCGCTACTACCGCAAGCACTTCATCGAAGGCACACGTCCTGTCGAGCGTGATCGCCCGCTCAGCGCGTTTGAAATCGGTGAAGTCAATAAGCTGGCCGACGAGATCACAGGCAAACCCGCTGCAGTGCGTGAGGCAGAGCGGCCTACTCAGCAAAGCGCCGGTCGCGGACCCTTTACCCCTATCAACGCTACATCCCCAAAAGGGCTTGAGCAGCAGCTTACAGAGGAAGAAGCCGCTGTCTTGGCGCGTACGGCAATTAACTTTTCTGAAATCAGCGAAGCGGTTGAGGCAGGTATTGCGACATCAGCAGTAGCCAATCCGGCAAAAGGTCGCGTAGAGTTCAGAAAGCGTATCGGTACGCTGTTGCTAGCCGAGAAACTTAAAGGTGAGTCGCCATCAAGGGTCACCGACGTACTTAACAGACTGTACGCTGTCAGTACAGGCGAGGCTGAAGGTTTACGGCGTCCGTTGACTGAAGCAGAACGTGTTGAAAACGTTCGAGGTCTCGGCGAGGTTATGCTCACTGAAGGCGAGTTTACTACCGCCGTAGCGCGTGCTAGAGAGACAGGTGCTCGCCAGCTTGACGAACAGCGTGAACCCGAGGTCGGTGACGAAGAAGCCAGCGCACTGCGCAACGACAACAGCTTCTACGAGGCGCGGGGCACCGTCACGCCGCTTGACGCCGATGTAGCGAAAGCGCTTAGCGAGAACAACCTCAAGGAAGCGCTTCGTCTGCTCAGCGAGAACGCCAAGTCGCCGGAGCACCGTGAGACGGCCAAGCGTTTGGCCGACATGCTCGACAAGGTCAAGGTCGAACTCGCCGATGACGTGCGGCTCGACGGCACCCGGGTGGAAGGCAAGTACGACCCCCAGACGGCAACGATCACGCTCGACCGTGCGTTCCTCTCTGAAGAGACGCTTCTGCACGAGGCGGTGCACCCGGCCACGCTGAGCGTGCTGTCCGAAGCGGGTGCGCCTAAGATGTCTAGGCGCGCTTTTCTGCAGACCACGGCAGCTGTTGCCGGTGCTACTAAGCTAGGCAAAGTGCCCACTAGCGCAAGCGAAGCGGTTGCTGAAATAAAACGGCTGCTTAGTGGGGCGGATGATCGACAGGATGTGGCGTTTTCTATGCTAGATCGTAACGCAGAAGATGCGCTACGAGAAGCCGCTGATGTTGCTGCCCAACCTGCTGTTAAAGATTTTCCATGGATGGAGTCCGAATTTCGTGACGATTTTGACTGGGACTACGCAATCAACGACTATGTTGAGAGCAAAGGTATAGATACGGCCGTCAAAGAGTTCAGGCAGTACGCTGATACGATCAACCGGTTTGTTGAAGAAGCGGTTTCTCGGTATGCGCCTAAAGATAAACAAGGCGAGCCTGCTAAGACCGGCATAACCGCCGAGCAGCGTGCGGCGCGTCGCGAGCTTGAGAAGCTCTACAACGAGGTCAAGGCCGATCCGAAGTTCGCCAAGGAGTACGCCTCGACAGACCTCAAGGAGTTCGTCTCCGAGCTTCTGTCCAACGCTGATCTGCGCAACAAGCTCGACGCCCGCGAGGGGCTGCTGAAACGCATCTACAACGCGCTCCTGCGGCTGCTGGGCTTCGATGTACCCAGCACTTCTCAGAAGGCCACCTCAGCGGCCTACAGGCTCTTCCAGCCGGCAGCGCCTACGTCCACCACGAGCAAAGCCATCGCGTCCGTGCTGCGCGGCGTCTTCCCCGCCACCAAGCCTGTTGCTGCGGCCAGTGTCAATGCCAAAGCAGCAGAAGCCATCTCGCGGGTTGTGGGGCGCAACGCTTCGCTAGGTGACAAGATCACGGCCTTCGTGGGCGGGCTGTCGCTTAGGCAGGCGGTGCTGGACCGCTGGGCTTCGGTCGAGCACATCATCAAACAGGGTATCGCCAAAGGCAAGATCGATGAGGCGCGGGCCATGCAGCTTCGCGTGAACATGCGACTGCATGACCAGACGAACCAGCTGTTCAGCGCAGCCATGACGCGTGGCGGCATCAAGCTCAACAAAGAGGAAGACACGCGCTACGTCGAAGCGCAGGGTGGGGCCAACGCCATCCAGCTTGCGCAGGCGCTGCGCAAGGCCAAGCTGGGTAACGAGCAGTTCACTGAGCAAGCCTTCACCACATGGATGGCAGCGCTGCGCGCGGACAGCATGCCCGACGGCTACAGCAAGCTGAACTTTGGTACGGACAAAGAAGGCAAGCGACTGTTCGACAAGAGCGACGGGGACGCCGTCAAAGCGATGGTGGCCTCAGATCCCGACACTGCAGCCGCTTTTGAAGAAGCGCGGAATATCTATCGGCAGTACAACAACGATCTCGTTGATCTGCTGGCAGATTCTGGCGTCATTGACGGCGCAAAGGCAAAGGAACTCAAGAAAGGCGACTTCGTTCCGTTCTATCGCATCTCCGGCGATGTGCTGGAACTCGATATCGGCGCATCGCGCCCTGTCACCATCGGCAACGTCATCGATCAGCCCTACCTGCGCGAACTTGTAGGCGGTGCTGACAAGATCATGCCTGTCTTCTCCAGCATGGCGCGCAATACGTCACTGCTCATGCAGCTGTCTTTGCGCAATCTGCAGGCCAAAGACGTAGCCAACATGCTGAAAGAAGTCGGACTTGCGCAGATTGTACCCAAGGCGCTCAACCAGAACGGACGCGTCATTCGCTTCAAGGCCGACGGCAAAGAACTGTCTGCCGTGCTTGACCCCGGCGCTTTCCAAGAGCAGGGTCTGACGCCCGAAATGGTCGTGCAAGGGCTGCAGGGCGTGAAGACTGCTATTCCCGCTGTAGTCAAGGCGATGTCTTACCCGGCCTCGTTGCTGCGTAAGACCATCACACGGACGCCTGTCTACGTTGTACGGCAGATGATCCGCGACCCGCTCAACGCGTGGATGACGACGGGCGGCGACCTGAAGCCGCTCAAAGTGGCGGCGAACGGTATTCGCAACATGTTCTCGACTAAGCTCAACAAAACGGAAGAAGCGTTGAGCAAGGCCGGCGTGGTCAGCAGCCATGTGTTCAGCAATGACCCAGAAGACATTGCGCGCATCCTTCAGCAAGTAACGGCGGGCGGTACTAATTGGAACACCGCCATGGCGAAGCTCGACGGCATGGCGATGAAGGCCGATGCACAGACGCGGGCGGCGGTATACGACAGCTTCCGCAACAAAGGCATGACGCACGTCGAGGCGCTGCTGAGCACGCTGGAGTCAATGAACTTCACGCGGCGAGGAACCTCCGCGTCGATGCTGTGGCTCTCGACCATCATCCCCTTCTTCAACGCGCAGGTGCAGGGTCTGGACATCTTCTATCGGTCGCTCGTCGGGGACGTGCCCTATGAGCAGAAGATGAACGCCCGGGCTAAGCTGCTGGAGCGCGGCGCGCTGATGGCCGGCCTGACGATGGCCTACGCTCTGCTGATGCAGGACGATGAGTCCTACAAGAACGCCACGCCGGAAGAGCGGGCCATGAACTGGTTCTTGCCGCTGCCCGGCGGCGAGTCGATCCGTGTGCCCATCCCGTTCGAGTTCGGCCTGCTCTTCAAGTCGCTGCCTGAGGCGCTCATCAACACAGCCTTCGGCGATACGCGGGTGTCGGAGGCAGTACGAGCGCTCGGTAAGCAGCTGACGATGTCCAGCCCGCTGGCGCTGCCAACGGCGATCAATCCGGTGGTCGAGCTTGCGGCCAACTACAGCTTCTTCACCGACCAGCCGATCCAGTCTGCGCGGGAGATGGGCCTTGAGCCCGGGGAGCGCTTCCGGCAGAACACGTCCGAGCTTGCCAAGCTCATCGGCGGAACGGCCAACGTCTCGCCCATCGCCATCGAGCATCTTGTGCGGGGCTACACCGGTTCGACGGGCATCCTCGCCATGTCGCTGCTCAACCCGCTGCTGCGGCCTTTCTCAGCCCAGCAGATGGGCGAGCGGCCCGAGCGCCTGCTCAGCGAAGTGCCGATGCTGGGCACGCTCATCCAGCCCGCGTCCGGGCGCGGGCTGCTCAACGCGGCTTTTGATGACATCAACCGCATCCAGCGCGCTGCGCAGACGTACAACGAGATGATGCAAGCAGGGCGGGTAGAGGACGCCGCCGCGTTCGCCAATCGCTTCTCGCGAGAACTGGCGCTCACTTCCACGGGCGGTGCCTTCCGGCAGCAGATGGGCGAGCTTGCCGATCAGAAGCGGCAGATCGCCGCCAGCCCTGATCTCAGCGGCGCGCAGAAGCGAGCGCAGATCGATGACATTCGGCAGATAGAGATCATGCTTTCCCGCCAGATACGCGACTTGGTCAACGCGTCCGAGTGAACAGCACGCCTAGCTTGCCGTCTTTGATGGCATACACTGTCGTGATGCGGTAGCGAAAGGGGAGCGCGGACAACAACCCGCGCTCCCTCACCCCTTTGAGGTCCAGACAGGGAACGAAAAGCGACTGCCCGACCTCAACGCGGTCCCACGGAAAGCGTACTTGATGCTTCATCGAGTTTGTCTTTCGGCACCGTCAAGTGCATCACTGACACGCGCATAGCCGGCCCATCGACTCGGGACAGCAAGTCTTTGCGTACACCGAAACGCACATGAAAGCCATCGTGATGCATGGCTTTGAGCCCTCTTTTCAAATCGGCAAAGCCGAAGCTCATCGCGGCGCAGTGCTGACGCAGTAGCTGCTCTTCAACAAAAAAGTCAACGAGGTGTTCATGCACCATGCCGTGTTCTACGCGGCCCATGATGTTGTTCCTCGTAGAAGTCTTCCCTGTTATATCCGCGCCGAGATCCGTCAACACACCGTCGCTGGTCCTGCGCACCACGACAAAGCGTCCGTGATGCTCGCGAATGAACGCGTTGAGCACGTCTTCCGCAGATCGTATTGCGCCCTTATACACGGCACGCGCGTTGTTCACCAACTCTTTGAGCGCCCCCAGCAAAGGCTTGAGCGGTACATCAAGCAGCTGCGCGAAGCGAGAGCCCAGAAGAACCGTGGCGGTAATGACGTTAGTGCACGCCGCGTGCCAGATCCGCTCTTCGTCCGTAAACTCGAAGTCGCGCCTAATGCGCACATGCACTTGACTCCAAAGCTCAGCGACCGTCTTGTAGTTCTGGACGCAGTAGCGAACCCACGCTTCGCCGGCCACGCCGTAGTTATTGCGCAGGTTCAGGAGGGTGCTGCGCTCCGCATCATCAAACTGAAGTTCTTTAACGGGCGTCCACTCAAGCATGCGCATAAGCTCGCCCTGCGATGAGTGCTTGCGACTGCCTGTGAGCAGGTCAGTCATGTGGACATTCGATGTCAGCGTGCAAGTAGAAGACCATGTACTGTTGTTCAGACGCTCCTTGTTGGCGCTTGACTCCATGCGCTCCTTGCCCTGTCCCTCCGCGAAGTCAAAGATGAAAGCCGGCGCCCACTCCGCGTCGTTGCGGGCCTTGGAGGTGATTTCGTCGCTGAGCAGCGGCAGGCTGTTCAGCAGGCCCGCGCGCTGCTGCATGGCCACGGGGCTCGTACCTTTGCTTGTGCGATAACGGATCGGATGCCCCCACACGCCTGCTTTAAGCGACAGCGTCAGCGACTTGCCTGTGCCCGAAGCGGTCGATCCGATATGCCAGACAAAGCCCTCATGGTTTGAGAAGTGCATCAGCGTGGAGCCGAAGCTGTCTATGCACAGCGCCAGCATGGTCCACATCTCGCGATCTATCAGCAGATTCCAAGGCCGACGCCAGTCCTCCACCGTGCCCCGGCTCTGCGTGATGCGGTTCAAGTTCTCCAATCCTGGCATTGGCACGATGGTCTCTGTGCCATCTGCGCGGAACACGCGGTTGTTGTACACGAAGCTGCGGTCACGTTGCCACCCAAACTGCACCGGCACGTCGAGCGGCTTGCGCATAGCGGACGCTTCATTGACGCAAGCGCGAACATAACTGAAGAGATGCACGTCCATCGCAGCGCCTCTTGACGCATAGATGTTGTGCGCGGCTAGGCACTTTAACAGATCGTCTCTGGCTACAACGGCCTTAGTCGGCATGATGATGGAGATGTGCTCTTTGCTCTTGCCATCAACCGTAGGCTTTATCGCCATCAAGTGCACGCGGTGTTCGCCGTCTTCCATTTTGAGAAGGTCTACAACAAACAAGTCGTGCGACAACACCTCTACTTTGGTTTTGATCGTTACGCCTGTCGAATCCGTTTCCTTGAGTTCGACGTACACACCCCCGCGCTCTCCGTACAGATAGCCGCGAGGGGGCGCCGGGATTTCCACTTTGCGCGTTTGCAACAGGCCCGGGCCGTCGTCCTCCTCATCATCGATGGGGTCAAGCGGGGTATCTTCCCTCAGCGTGTTGGTCGGGATAACGACCTGTCGCGCCTCGACGTGCGTCTGCACGTCACGGCCCAGCGCGAGCGCGTTGGTGATCGAGCCCCAGTGCGGGCACCCCGGGCACACGCCCGGGTTCTCGGAGTCCATCTTGGCGCACGGATAGGGGCCTTTGATCTCAGCCAGCTTGGCGTGCATCCGCTGCTCAGGGTACGGGTGCAGCGCTGTCAGCTTGCGCGTTGCTTCATCCGCGTCGGTGCACACCTTGGCCCATGACAGGAGCCCGCGCCAGAGCGGTTCCATGCCGTCTTCCTGCGCGTGTTCTTGGTAGTAGGCCAGCTGCCGGCATCCCTGCCCGCGCTCGCTCTTGAGCCAGATCGTTTCAAATGTCGAGGTGATGTTCCCCAGCAGCGCTTCCGCTGCTGCGCTACGCCGATGGGCCGCGCGCGTTGGCGCGGACCCCGCAAGCACCGCCACTTCGCTTGCAACGAAGTCGTTGCTCACGGGCGCGTAAGCCGCGCTGAGCTTGCTGCGCACGATGGCGCTGAAGCGCTTGAGGTCGACAGGCCCTGTGCCCTCGCGCAGCACCTTGACGGGGCGCGGTGTTTCGTACACGGCCTTGTAGTTGAAGGTGCCCGGTACGCGCAGGATGCGCGCAGCGTCAGCGGTGACCGTCATGTCGATCACAAACTTCTCTTGCAGGCACAGGCGCTTGAAGTTCTCCGCTACAGGCTTCCACGTCACGATGTCCGTGTCGTCTGCCAGCGGCCAATAGCAATGTAGCCCTCCACCGGAGGACACGATGTGGGGAAAGCCGAGTTCGTCCAGCCCTGTGTTCTCAAGAAACGCGTAAAGCGCCTCTCCCGCAGCGGCTTTTGTTTTGTACCCGTCAATGTCGATGAACAGCGCCTTGATTGCCTGCGCGTTCTTGACGGTGCGCCTTTCGCGTGAAAGCGTGGCTACGCTTGGGTCAAACGTAGAGAGTCCGAAGTAGATGTCGAACCGTTCTTGGTGCCAGCGCTTGATGTGCGGTACAAGTTCCTCAAGTGTAGGCTGAAACACATGCAGCTTTTTCGTGCCCTTTATCCCAACTGCGCAATACAGCCCGTTCCCGGGCGACGGCAGTACGTCGGCCATTAGCTCCAGAGCGCGCATTGTGTTTACCGTTCAGCATAGACCGTCACCTCACCCCGCCTGTTCAGCCTTTTTGCTGAAACTCTCGCAGACTGAATTCTGTGCATATTGCTCTCCAAGCGTCCTGTTGCGTTTTAGCAGCCTGCATGCAGCGCACGAGCCGCTCCACGGCTGCTTTGTTTCGGGGGGTTACGTCGTTGCCGTTCATCCAGTTGTACACCGTCTGACGCGTAGCGTGCGTGGCTTCGCAGAGCAGCGTGACCGGGATGTCGTGGTAGATGGCCCAGCGCCCGAGACGCACGCCCAAGCTCAAAGGCAGCGACTGTACCTTGTCGATGAAGTTCTGTCTGTACATGGGGTGTCGGGGCCCCGCGCACGGCGCGGCCCCTGCTCCTGTTACTCGTCGTCCCAGTCGGACAGAGCCTGCGCCAGTTCCGCTTTGGCGGGCGCAGCCGGCTTCGCTGCAGGCTTGCGCACCTCAGGCTCATCGGCATCGTCGTCTGCGGGCGCTGCAGCGGCCTTCTTCGCCTTGGGCGGGGGCGGCGGCGCATCCTCATCGTCTTCTACTGCGGGCGCGGGGGCCGGCGCCGCAGCGGCCTTCTTCGCCTTGGGCGGGGGCGGAGGCACGTCGTCTTCCACCTCAGGCTGCGGGGCCGGCGCAGGCGCCTTCTTGGCCTTGGGCGGGGCACCCTCCAGCTGCGCCGGCTGCGCCGGTTCCACGTTGTCGCGCTTGGCGACCGTCATGGTGACCGCCTTGGTCGCTTCCTCCGAGCCGGCCTGCGTCTCGATGGTGGCGTACTCATCGTCGGACAGCCAGCGCATCGCCTTGAAGACTAGCTTGGGGTTGTCCGCCTCAAGGTCGAACTTCATCCGGGTGACGACCGTCTCCGGGTTGATGCGCTGCGCGGCCAGCCAGCGGGCGTACTCTTGCAGCGGGCGCTTGTCGCCCTTGGCTTCGCCAAAGAGGCTGGTGGCGGGCAGCGCAAGCTGCATCACCGCGCCTTCCATGTCGTTGGCGAGCACCACTGCGATCCGCTGCTGGTAACGGCAGGCGCGGCTGTTGCCCTGCCCAGAGCCCGCGACGTTCTTCGGGCACGCCGCACAGGTAGCCGCCTGCGGGTGTTCCGCTTCAGGGCTCGGCGTGTTGCCGTCCGCCGACCAGCAATCGGGCGCAGCAGCGGCATCGGAATCGTAGTTCTTGGCGTACCAGACGCGACCGACCTTGGGCGCCGCCTTGATGATCACCACGTCGAGGTAGCGCTCCTCGATGTTGGCGATCTCTTTGCCATTGTCCAGCAGACGGAACACACCGTTGGCGATGGAGATGCGCTTGCCGCCTGCACCACCACCCGCGAGCGCTTTGGCGGTCTCAGAGAGTTCGGCTTTGCGGGCGAAAGCGGGCACCTGCGAGGGGTTGAATTGAACGACTGCGTTCATGCTTGTCTCACTTGGAAGGTTTACGGACAGAGATAACGTACTCCGAGTTGCTGTTCAACCCGGGCGGTACGAGGGTGGGGTTCGCTTCAAGGAATTGGGCCATGTTCTTCTGGCTGATACGTTTCTCCACTAGGTCGAGTGCGTCGTGCTGCAACATGAACTGCTTGAACGCGTCCCAGTCCTGCGCATGGAAACGCGTCTGGGTGCCGAGAATGACAGTGCCGTGCGCCGTGTTGGCGCTCTTGACGCCCATGGCCAGCAACCTGTCCTTGAGTTCGTTACGCACAGCATCGCGCTGCGCGGTCAGCTGCGCGACCTCTTTGTCGTATTCAGCCGTCAGTTCTTGGATGCGCCCCTGTATCTTGCGATACACACGGGCGAGCTTGTCCAGCGGCACTTCGTCCGCTTGCACTGCATCGGTCATTCTTCTCTCCTGAAGGGTCGGTAACGCCGACCGTTTTACAAGTCTAGTGTTTGTAAAGCGTTTGTCAAGCGGCGGTCTGTTGCTTTTTCGCCCTAGCCTCTTCCTCGAACATAGCGACCAGCAGTGAGTGGTCACTCACTTTGCCAGCGAGCGCTTTGAACAGTCGCTCCTCGACGGGGCTGCTCTGGATGTGGATCACGCGCACCTTCTCGGCGTCTTGCCCCTTGCGGTCCGCCCGGGCGATGCACTGCAGATACTGCTCGACGCTCAGCAGCGGCCCGTAGAACACCACCGTGTCGGCAGCGGTCAGGGTGATGCCGTGCGCCGTGGCCTGCGGCTGCATGACGAGCACGCGCGTGTCAGGATTGCGCTGGAAGTCGTCAATGATCTGCCCGCGCTTGGCCGCGTTCACGCCGCCGTGAATCTGCGCGTGCTTGACGTTGCACTTCTCCAGATGCCGCGATATCGTGTCAATGCTGGACAGATACAGCGCGAAGATGATGACCTTGCGGTCGGTCTCTTCGATGACCTCTTGCAGCACACTCAGGCGTGGCGAAGAGTCGAACTCGATGACTTCGCTGTTCTCGGAGTAGGCCGCACCGCAGCTGATCTGAAGGAGCTTGTTCAGCACAACGCCTGCGTTGGCGGCAGTGATGACTTCGCCCGCCGCCATGACCAGCATCTGCTCTTTGAGGATCTTGTAGTACTTGGCCTGCTGCACTGACATTGGCACGTTGCGTGTCTCTGTCATGACAGGGGGCAGATCGAGGCACTCCTTCTTCGTAAAGCGAATAGCCGGCTGGAGTACTTCATGCACCATGTCGCGAGCGTTGGGCTTAGGCACCCACTTGTACGTCGAGACCTTGTTCATGACCTTGTCGCGCCACCCGGTGAGCAGCGTTGGCACGCCGCGCGGGTTGACCAGCTTAGCCATGCCGAAGGCGTCTACAGGTGACTGTGACGCGGGCGTGCCCGTCATCATCCACAAGTACGTCTCAGGCCGCAGAACAGATGCCAGCGCTTTCCAACGGTCCGTGTATGGGTTTTTGTAAGCGTTGGCTTCGTCAACGATGACTAGGTCAAACCGTCCGTCATTGACTACTTCCTTGTTGATGATCTCCAGTCCGTCGTAGTTTGTGATGACTATCTCGTAGTCACTCTGGATCATCTCTACGCGGCGCGCGGCCTTGCGATGGTGGGCCACGATGGCGCTGCGGTGAATGACGCTGTTGCTGATGTCGGCCAGCCACGCGCTGTGCATGATCGACACGGGGCAGAGCACGAGCACCCTGCGCACATCGCCGCGCAGCATCAAGTAATCCGCCGCCCACAGAGCGCTGAGCGTCTTGCCCGTCCCCGGCTCGTTGAAGCAGAAGCCCCTGCGGTGCAGCGTCAGGAAGCTCGCCGTCTCCCGCTGGTGCGCCATGGGGGTGTAGCGCCCGGGCCAGTTGTAGGAGCGCATGATGGGGCTGGGCGCAGCCTTCACGCCGAGATTGCGCAGCACGCGCATCTCATCCAGACCCCACGCCACAGCCACCGTGTAGCCACCGTTGGGCAGGCGCTCAACTACCTTGGAGCGCGGGATGACGGTGTACTTCTCCGGCGTGCGCGTGCGGATCAGCACGGCACGGTTGTCAACGATCTCCATCTCAGCGCCCGTTGTCGGCGCGGTTGGCCTTACGGGCGCGTAGCCGCGTGTTGGCCATCGTGCTCTTGCCGCCGGCACGCAGCGGCTTTACGTGGTCGATGTCTTTGCCCGAGCGGTCGATGCCGGCCTTGTCGTACGCCCGTCGAGCGCGTTGGCGCTCGATCTGGTCTTCAGTCTCGCCGCTGGCCTTCTGCAGCGCGTACTTGTGTTTCCAATCACGCTTCTCAGGCATTACCTACTCCTGTGATGTTGAGGGTGATGTTCGCATGAATCGACGGGGCACCAGCCGCACAGCGGCGACTGCCGTGGGTTCCATACGTTGCTGCTCTCGCACGCTAGGATACACGCGGTTCGTTCACGGTACAGCTGCCAATGCTTGTCCGCTTCTTCGCGGTGCATCTTCATCTTCACTAGGTCTTTCTTGAGCGTGAAGATAAGCGCCGACATGACTTTGCGGATGTGGGGGAAATGGGCGAACACGAGCAGCGACATCAACACAAGCTGGTCCCTGTCGGGGTACTTGTTGCTGCCTGTCTTCCAGTCCCCAACCCATGCGGTCAGGTTGTCGTCGTCGACAACAAGAATGTCCGCTATCCCCCGCGCCCATGCATCAGGCGCAAACCAGTCACAGGGTTCGAGGCGCTCATTGACGGCCATCTGGTGCTCCGCCAGCTTGCGCCCGGGCTTTGACAGCATGGCGTCGGCCAGCGCTTGACAGTCTTGGTACGCCACCGGGAACGGTTTGCTCTCGGTGATGTAAAGCTCGATGGCTTTGTGGACCGCGTTGCCGTAGATAGTAGCGGGTGTGTCCTTGCGGGGGTACTTCTTGAGCACCCGCACTTCGTGGTAGCGCCGGGGACAGCCTTCAAAATCCTTGAGCGACGTGTGCGACCAATGCATTAGAACTCCGCAGTATCAATGGCTTGACTGAGCAGCTTGCTGAACTGCGTGACAAAGCGCTCGTCGTTGTTGAGGTTGCTGCCCATCTCGTGCAGAACCGCGTGGGTGATCTCGTGCCACAAGACCTCGTTGCGCTTGGCAGGCGGCAGCGGCTGGCCTGCGTGGGTCGTGTACAGCATGATGGTCTTGATCTGCGAGTAGCACTCGCCGTAGTAACGGCGATGCGACTTGGCAAGATGCAGCGTGTACCGCGACGTGCCAACGGTGATGTGGCGCGGGGTGGGGATGAGTTTGACTTCTTTGGTCATGGTGAAGCTCCTGTAGTTAGCCTTTTGCAAGGCCGTAACGTCGGTGTGCGCCGACTTCCGCTGCCAGAGGAACCCCCGGCATGTACTTTGGCTCTTGCACCATCATGGCAAGAATCCAATCTCTTGCTTCTGCCTTCTCGGCTTCTGGTACTACAACAATCTGTTCGTCGTGCACGGTTCCTACAATAGGATAGCGCGCAGCAGTACGAATCATGCCGTCCGTCATCACGATACGGGCCAGCCCTTGCGTGATGTTGTTGGTAATTTTCCCAGCGTACAGCTTAGTTTCATCTGCGCCGTACACCCACTCTGTGGTGACTCGGTTCTTCTTGCGTACCTTACGCGACTTGAGCCCGGGGTATCGGATGCTCATGCCGTTGGGGAACACGATCTGTTCTTTCCTGAACAGCAGGCACTTGTGCTGATACTCCTGCCCGCCGTACAGCGATTTCTCCAGCAGCTGCGTGCATAGCTCCCACAGCCCCACTACAGGATGCGCCGTTGCACGGTAAATGTCAATGATCTTTTTCGCTGCCACGCAGTGGATGAGAAGCTCCTGAGCCGTACATGTGTGCGGGATCTCCGCCATCGCTGTTACGTTGTCCTCCCAGTCTACGAAGCGCTCGATGTAGTCACGCGTTACACCCAGCTTTTTGGCGAAGTCTTTGTCGTATCGAACCGGCGGAGCGCCCAGAAAACCAACCAGCAGCTGCGCAGCGAACGATGCCCATCCTAGACCGTAGCCCGCACCCAGCAGCGCTGACTTCGCACTTTGCCGAAGATCGGGGTGCGTCTCTTTCGTCATGCCCGGTATGCCAAACATCTGCGCACCAAACATGGCGTAGGCGTCTTGCTTGGACCTGAAGATGTCCAGCATCTCGTCGTAGTCGGCTAGCCACCCCAGCACACGGGGCTCGATCTGCGACAGGTCGCCGACCACAAGCACGTTGCCTTCAGGAGCCATGATCGCCTTGCGCAGGAACGAACCGCGCTTGAGGTTCTGCATGTTGATGGCGCTGCCCTTGGAGGCAGTCCATCGGCCCGTAATGGCCCCGTAGTACGAGAGCGGCACGGGCAGTCTGCCGCGTTCCGAAATCTCCATGAAGCGCTGGGCGCGCGTCCGCTCGGTGGTGGACTTCACCCGCAGGCGCGTCTCGCAGAGCAGCGCCACGTCGCCGTTGTCGCCATTGAGCAGCGCTTGGAACATCGCGTCGTTCTTGGCGAAGGCGAACGTCTTGCCCGTCGGGTTCGGGTTTGTCGGCGTCGGTCGCTTCTTCTTCATGGGCGGCTCGACGCCCATACGCCGCAGCAACTCCGCGAACTTCGGGTTGCTAGCCAGCGCTTCCTCCGGCACACCCAGCATAGCCAGCAGCGCCTCGCGGCTTTCCTTCTCCTCCATCAACGCGTCACTGAGCATGTCCGGGTCAAGCTCCAGCAACGGGCGTGTGTACATCTTCAACGTGATGTCGATCAGGCGAAGCTCGCTCTTGGGGAAGTTCTCCGCCAGACGCTTGTAGATTTCTTCGCAAAGAAAGACATCGTGCTTGCAGTACTCTGCAAGTTCTTTCTCCTCTTCCAGCATCAGCACGCCCATTTTACCGTCAGTGGTGTGCACTGCTTTGCCCTTAGGGGGCAGTCCGAATTCTTCAGCCAGCTTGGCTAAGCTGTTGCCTACCTCTATTCCTCGAAGCGCCCGGGCCATGGACAGCGTGTCGAGAATGAACGCAGGCTCGTGTCCGTAAACCCAAGTCAGCACAGACACATCGAACTGTGCGTTGTGACAGAGCACGGCAGTCGTGCTCCAATCAATCTCGTCAAACACCCTGCGCAGATGAGTGTAGCCCACCCAGCGCGGGGGCTCATCCGAGCCTAGCCAATGCAGCCCAACGCCCCAAGCGCCGAAGCGTTTATCCCGTATGTACTCCTCCGTGGTCATGCGGCGGATCGTGTATCCGTTCTTCGAGTCCCACTTGGTCTCAAAGTCGAGTGTCAGAATCTGTTTGAAAGGAGCACCCATGTTGTTCACCTTTAATGTGCGGTCATCTTTTGTTCGTCCATCATCGCCATGCCGTACGCTTGTGTCGCGGCTCGAAGCATCGCCAGCGCCGCCGCCCCGTCCGTGTGGTGGAGTGGTCTGACGTGCAGTTGCTCCTCCTCGATTTCGTGCAGCATGAACAGCGCTAGCACTTTCGAGTCGTCTGACTGAAGGTAGCAATTCACCAGCTGACGCAGTATCAACTGGAACTCCTGAAGCGCCTCGGGCTGCATGCGCAGCGTCTGGTGCACCAGCGCCAGCAGGTGCACATCCTCCATTCTCTTTTCTTCTTCGGATTGCATCGAGCACCTCTTCCAATTCGTGGAGATTGTCTTCATTGATTACCAAAGACACGCCGCCTGCAGCAGCGATGTCATCAAGCGCTTTTCTTTGTAGCGCTGTCGTGGTGCCCTTGCCTGCTTTGGCTTCTACTGCAACGAAGAAGCCGAGATAGCATATCAGAAAATCAGGTGTGCCTGACTTGCCGTACCCTGTACCTATGGGCATGGCGTAATAGGCTGCGTGCTTTGTCAGCACGTCGCGAATACGCCGCTTTACTTTAGCTTCTGGTGTAGCAGCCATGTGTGTAGGTTCGGGGGAGATGCAGATTCCGCGCCCCCGATTCGCGGTTCAGGTGGTAGCTAGCTGCAAAGCGACGTAGGCTAACTAGCTACCGCGACGAGCGTTCAGATCTGCAAGCCCCCGCAGCGCCGCGCTCTCACCATGCCTACCGGTGTTCTGGTTGAGTTGATTCGCTGGGCGCTGTCTCCAGTTCAATCAACTTCTCAATGTAGTGTTTGGCTTTTCGGAGATCGTCAATACCTCCTTTGTGCTGCCAACGCGAAAGGTACTTGACAGCATTCCCGTCAAAGAACCCTAATCCCCAGTCGTTAATTACGTCCCACGTCTGGTACTTGAATTGTTTGTAGTGACCGCCAGCAACCTGTATATCATTCGCGCTCATCATTCTGCTCCTTGCGCATCTCTTGCGCGTAATACCTCAACTCGACTGTCCGCGCCGCCGCACGCAGGCGGCTGACGCTGGTGGCTTTCATGACCTCGATGGCAATCGCCACGAAGGTCTCGATCTCGGCGCGCTCGTCGTCGCCCCAGCCGATCAGGCCGGCCACCGCAGCCTGCAGGCGCTCGTCGCGCAACTTGGCGACCCGCTCGACAAGATACTCCAGTTCTTCCCTCGGCACCGCCGCGCGCTCGCGCAGCAGGGCGTGCATCCTCGCGGCTTGCACGGCCACGAAGTCGGCATCAGGTCTCGCTCGGCGGGTCATTGGTTGCCTGCTGTACATCTTCGGCGGGCACCTCGTAAGTCACCCAGCGGTGCTTGCACCCGTAGCACTCCCGGCGGCGGACATACCAGCCTGTCTCGTTGCTCTTGCGAGTGTCGAGCACGCGGCTGTTCCATGTGTTGCAGGATGGGCAGGCGCTCATTCTTCTCTCCTGATCTTCGGCAGCGGTGCCCAGCCCATCCAGAAATTGTCTTTACCGTTCCACTTCCCGTAGGCCGCGACACCGCCTTGCCCCAGCAATTGCACCTTGCTCCCCACCGGGCACGAAGACATCGGCCGCCAGTAGTAGTCCTGATCGACCGTCGCGGTGCGGGTGCTATCGGTGCGGGTCACTTCTTCCCCCTTGCTCGGATGATGTCCTGAAACTCTCCGATCAGATCCCAACGACCTTGGGTGTAGTCTCTGGGGGCTACGACATTGCGCTTCAGTTTGAGTAACTCTTTTTCAAGTTCTTCGCGCTCAACTGCGACTGCATGAGCAATGGCCTTCTCGGTAGCTTCTACGGCAGTTTTTAGAGTGTCAGCCACACCTCGGTCATAGCTTTCCGAAATGATCTTCATTAGCTGCTCTCGCATATTGCTCATGTCTTCTTTCCCCTTGCTCGGATAGCTTCAGCGTAATGATCGGGCATCCAACCACTGCAGGAACGCCGACAGTTCAGGATATTTCTTCGTGAACTCCTCGCTGGCTGCTTCGTTTAGCCACTTAACACCATGTTCCAGATCGCCTTGAAGG